GTCGGAAGAGTCAGATGTGTATAAGAGACAGGTACAAATAGATGATTTAAAATCATCAAAAGAAATGGAGGTGGTATTTTGACGAATACAGTTGTTCTTAAAGAATTAATTCGTAAGAGAGGACTCAAAATGAAATATGTAGCAGAATATTTGGGATTGTCTGCTTATGGATTCCAGTTAAAAGTAGAAAATAAGCAGGAATTTAAAACAAGTGAGGTAGCTGCATTATGTGAATTATTGGAAATTAATTCTTTAACAGAGAAAGAAGAAATTTTTTTTGATAAAAAGATGATTTAAAATCAACTATAAGAGATGAGAGAATTATTTCGCAAAGAGAAAGCAGGATAGGAGGTGGAACAGGTATGGAAGAGATAAAAGAAATTTTATTACAGGCAATCCTCCCGACAATTTGTGGAGTTGTCGGGAGTTTTATCGGAATGGCTATAGCAGCCGCGTTAGGAATATTGTGATTAGAAGATAAGAAAACAGGCGAGGAGGTAAGAACAATGACAGCAGAAGAATATATTGAAAACGCTACTTCTACCCAGGAAATGCTTGCGACTATGGTAAGAGAATTGTCTTCTACCAAGGTTCCGGAGTTTTCCAGTGAGCCTATGACAATAGAAGACGTATCAAATCTTACAGGGATTCCGGAGACATCAGTAAGAGCTGGCATCTTATATGGGTGGCTGCCTATTGGGGTAGCGGTTCATAACGGGCAGCAGGTAAAAGGACCATGTAAAGGGAGAGTAAGCTTTGTTATTTACCCAAAAAAGTTGTGGGAAGTAACAGGACATATATGGAGAGGAAAAACGCATGAGATTATATGACATACACAAACAGGCGCGTCCTCTGGCAACAGACCAGGACACAAGCCAGATGAAACATATCGGCACGCTGCACCTGATCTGTTGTGACTGGATAATATTCCAGGATGCAAATGGAATCTACTGGACAAGAGGAGAATGGAAGTTATGAAACGTAATGCTGTTTTATCCATCATCATCGGAGCACTGGCTACATACCTGCCCTTTTGGGAATGGAGTAATACCTTTACCCAGATTTCAGGAACGGTTGTGATAGCGATGCTTGTATTTTATTTTTTGGTGGGTACAGAAAAGGACTCCGTTAAGCGGCAACTTAAACAGGAGTCCCAAAAAAAAATAATAGAACAGCCTTATTGTAAGGCAGAAAAGGAGAAAAAGCAATGATTAAATGCGAAAAAGGAGTTTTTGAAGCACAAGGGAGCAATGCTGCGCTGAAAGCTGAGCTTGCAATAATTATTGAAAATTTAAAAAAATGCTTTGCTGAAAAAAATGGGACAGGAAGAAGCAGACAAAGAGGTTCGTGAAGCGATTCGTATAGGCTTTATGACGGAAGAGGAATTTGAAAAAGAATTAAAAAGAGTAGAACAGGCAATTCCGGAAGAAATCAGGAGAATCGTTGGAGATATTATAGAACTTATACGGAAAGAAAACAATGAATAACATGAGAATATGCTGGATTATCCGTTTTACAGACGGAACCCTTGCCAGTTACTATGGCGCAAAAGACGAAGCTATAGCAAAGGCAGAAGAATTAAAAGACCTCTACGGAGGAGATTACATCATTACATAAAAAATAGCTCACGTACTGGAATACGTGAGCCGGGCTTATGCCACTCGGAAAATAAACCTGTACTTACTGTAGCATCTGAGCGGCGAAAAGTCAAGGAAAACGGAGCGGGAAGCTCCTTTTCTTTTACGGGGCTATGCTCCCTTAAAAGCTCGATTAAGCGTATTAGAGATACGTCAAGAGGTGCAATATGAAGTGGGGATACATAAGAGATATATGGGAATTCGGGGACACCCTGGAAGTAGAAGATAAGCATACAGGGAGATATGGTGCAAGAGGGCAGAAGAGAGAAAAAAGGAAGAAAGCTACCCCGGAAGATATGAAGAGACAGAACGAATGGAAAAGAGAGCGGGATGTCCGGAGAAAAATAAAAAAGAATTTCAGCAAAGGCGATTACTGGATGACCATTACATATAAAAAAGGCAGCCGCCCTACATGGGAGGAAATGAAGGAAGACATTCAGTGGCTCATTCGCACGGTAAGGAGAAGATACCAGAAGTATGGGCAGGAACTGAAATATATATATCGTCTGGGAATCGGGAAAAGAGGTGGCCCCCATATCCATATCCTGGTAAACCGTTTTGCTACGAAAGAAACCGGAACGGATATGATTTTTACAGAATGCTGGACGAAGGGACACATCAATATCCGTACTCTGTACGATGCAGGAGGGTATAAAGAACTTGCGGAGTATATCACGAAACCAATGGAAGAGTGGGAACCGGAAGGAATCAAGAGATACCACCCTTCCCGGAATCTGGTAACTGTGGAGCCAAAGAGAAAAGAAATGAACCGAAGGAATCTTGTGGACAAGCAGGGGCAGGTAATATACCCAAAAGCTCCTAAAGGCTATTATGTGGATCCGGATTCCGTCCGAATGGGAAAGAATCCGATAACAGGATTTTATTACAGACATTATACGTTGATAAAGCTGAACGGGAGGATTTAAAGATGCAGGAAGTAGGTATGTTTCTGGTAACCTCTACAAGCGCGCCGGGCAAACATAAAAAAGCAGGATTTAAGTGTATGCTCATCTGCCAGGCTCTAAAACATGAAAGAAGCCCGTGCAAGACTTTTTATAACATAACCGGGAACCGTCTTGTGCTGCAGTGCGCCTGCGAAGGCTTCCTACGCTTAAACCGCCCGGCAAACATAACGATTTTTACAGACAGTCAGTATTTTATCAATGGATGGGAGCAACTCCCCTTATGGGCGTGTTCCGGATGGAGACGTCCGGGAGGACGAAAAATAAAGAATGAGGAGCTGTGGCGACTCATTTGGGAAAAGTCCCGTCCGCACACCGTAAAAGTGATTTATGAGGACATGGAAAAGTACAAGGAAATAAACAGCCTCTTACTGAGGTAAAATGCGGCTTTGCGGCACTTTTGGACACAAAAAACAGGAAAAATAAGCAAAGACACGGAAAGACTGAGGTTTTATCAACAATATTCATTCCGAAAACGAAAAATCAAAGACAGATTTCCAGAAATGTCCACGGAAAACCGGGAGAAATGGGAATGCACTGAGGTAGTACCTCAGTAGAACGTGTCCGCGAAGGAGGTAAAAAATGGGAAAATTAGAAGAATACATGAAAGGCAGGACAGAAGGTATGGAGTTTGCCCTTCGTCTTGTAAAAGACAAAGGGATAGAAGAATTGGAAAAAGAAATCAAATTCCGGAATCGCACAGGCATTTCCCTGAACGTTACCCGTCAGGAATTAAATGCGGCCAGTGGAAAAATAAAAGAAATGACACTGGACACCTTTACAATATTGGGAGTAGCTGCACTCCATGACGCTTTTGGATTCGGAGAAAAGCGCTGTCAGAAATTTATGGATAAGATGGGAGAAGGTGCAGAATATCTCATGAATGACTTGGCCACATGGGAAGATTATATAGGAGCCATAAAAGAAGAACTGGGAATGAACCTGAAAATCCGATGGAACAGGGAGGAGAGAAATGGAAGATAAGACCTGCAGAACCTGTATAGACAATGACGATGGGCTCTGTGACAGAATCGGGATTCTGGTAGAGGACGAGGATTCCTGCGAGAAATGGAGGGGAAAAGATGGAATACGTACAAATGACGATGCCGGAGCTTGAAGAAAGAGAAAGCAGCATAAAAACCAAGCTGGGAAGCATTGTGGAGAATTTTCTTCTGGTGGGGAAGGAACTGGACGAAATAGACCGGGTATCTGCCTACCAGCTCCGGGGATATAAGAGCATCCGGGAGTATGCTTCCGATACTTTTGGAATATCCGAATCCTTTGCCAGCCGGGTCCTGAACGTATACCGGAAATATACGGAACCAGGAAAAGAACTGAAGCTCAAAGAGCAGTATAAAGGCTTTAATTTCTCCCAGTTGGTGGAGCTTTTAAACGTACCGGAAGAAGAACACCAGATAATCCGGCCAGAACTGACAAAGGAAGATATTCGGGATTTCAAGCGGTTTGAAAAAGAGAATGAGAGCAATCCTGGCCGCCTGACGGCATGGAAGGAAGAAAACGACACGGTTCGGGCAGCAGTAGAGGAATTTTTCCGGAACCGGAAAAAGGATCTGAATGAAATTTATGAAACATATGGAATCGGACCGTATTCCGAAGAGATGGTAGAGTCCATGTCAAGATTCCTGTACCACGAAAAGAAAAAGAAATTCCAGACAGGGCAGTTCTTTCTTATGCTGTATCCTAACCAGGTATTTATTAAAAGTGCAGATGGAGATTTAAGGGATATTACTTGGACAGAATTTTTCCGGATGATGGGACAGATATTTGACGGGAAGGCAGCAGGAAGAGACACTTGGAAAAATTATTTTGCGACAGCGCAAGAGGAAGAACAGATTCCAGGGCAGGACAGCATTCTGGACCACCCGGAGTATATGCCGCAGCCAGAAGAAAACCCGGAGCAGATTCCGGAAAAGCAAATTGCGCCGGCGCAAAAGACGGAAGAACAGAAATACAGTGAGAAACAGAATCGGATAGACCGGGAAACAAAGAAAAAGCTGGAAGAACGGGAAGACGAGGAGAAGATGAACCACCTTCCCAGTGATGCCGGGCAGCAGGTATACCAGCTTCGCCTTCCGGGGAGCTGCTACGAAGATACTAAAAACGGGATAAAAACCTTTGAGCTTAGGAAGAAAGAAAAAGAGTACCGGAAAGGAGATATTCTGGAACTGATGGAATTTACAGAAGGACGCCACACAGGAAGGGTAATCCGAGCAGAAATCACCTATATTTTGGACGATTACACCGGATTAGAAGAAGGATACTGCATCATGGCAATCCGTGTGATGGCAGCAGATTAAGGGAGCTATCTAAAATCCAATATATATCACAATAAGGGAGGAGCTGTCACTCCTCCCGGAAAGGAGATTTATGGACACAACAGGAATGCTCTTTCCGAAAGTGAAGAGTAAGAAAAAAAGAAAAAAACACCATGCGAGTATCATACCCTGCAACAGAAAAGGGGTGTGTTATCTCTGCAAACGCCATACCTACACCCATGAGCACCATATCTTTGATGGGGCAAACAGAAGCCGATCGGAAGAATATGGATTAAAGGTTTATCTGTGCGTGGAATGCCACGAAACAGGAAAGGAAGCAGTACATACCTGCGCCCGGACAAGAAAATACCTGGAAAAGATAGGACAGCAGGAATTTGAGCGGCAGATAGGCAGCAGGGAAGAGTTTATGAAGATATTTGGAAGAAATTGTTTGTAAGGAGGGTAAAACTATGGGAAACAAAACGTGTGCAACTTGCATAGACAACGATAACGGTCTCTGTGACCGTAAAGGTATCCTGATTAACGATGATGATACCTGTAATAAACACCGGCAGGACTGGCGGCAGCAGATGATGAGGAAATTCGATAGGAGGGAATGAAGCATGGAAAATAAAAGAATAAGCTGTAAAGGCAATGCTGCGGACATTCCAGCTTGCAAATACGATTCTGCTTGGATTTGCAAACATCCAAAATGCAAATCTATTGTATTAACCTCTACGATGTATGGGGCAAGACCGAGCGGATGTCCGAAAATAGACGACTGGAACAGGAGGACGGAAGAATGAAGAAAGTGATTTGTGTTTTATTATTATCAGCCACGGTTATTGGTTTTTCTGGCTGTCAGAGTGCTGCCAGAAATTTAGGAGGAGACATCACCCTCGAATTAGAACCAGGTTTAAAACTTGAAGAAATCACTTGGAAAGAAGATAGCTTGTGGTATTTAACCAGACCAATGAGAGAGGATGAAAAACCAGAAACACATGTATTTAAACAGAGCAGTGAATGGGGTGTGTTTGAAGGCTCTGTTACTGTTGTTGAGAAAGCAGAGGTGGAATAATGAATGTATTAGAGAAGATTTTGGAAGAGATAAAAGACCATGCGATAGAGTTTGAATCTTTCGGAATGTGTGATGATTATGTGAGCGTTGGATGGGTAAAAGAAATCATCCGTTCTTACATGAACGAAGTTGCAGGAACAAATATTTCCGTTAACAGTGATTCGATTGATAGAAAAAATCTCAAAGAGGAAATAGAAAGTCTCAGAATAAAGATTATTGGAATGAGAAGTGGAAAAACGATGGCTGCTCAGGCATTGGGGGAATATAAGAAAAGTATATTAAGAATAATTGATGAGCAACCGACAGTACATGCAAATGATAATTGGATTCCAGTAAGTGAGCGGCTGCCAGAGCCAGATAAAATGGTAGTGGTTACTGTGCATTGTTCTGAGTGGATTTCCGATTATGATTCCGTTTGGGTTTCGGAAGACGAAAAGATATATCACAGCGAAGAATATCTTGTAAGTATGGGATATGTTGTGAATGATCTTGGAGATTGGGCTTTCTTTGACTTGGATGGATATGAGATTCCTTGTGACAAAGAGTTTGGAACGGATAAAGGAGATTTTTACAGCGTAGTGACTGCATGGAGATCATTCGAAGAGCTGAAGCCGTACAAAGGAGGAGAATAATGGATACACAGAAAGCAATAGAGTATTTCTCGGGTAAATTAGAGAGGACATTGAGTAACAGAAGAAGACAGGCTTACGAAGCTGCTTTGGAGGCTCTGGAGAAACAGGAAGCGAAGAAGGTGGAGAAGGAAATGATAAGACCAAGATACAAGGGAGAAAGAGGTGGAACGCTTACAATGAGCATGAAAAAGAATATCCCAGAACCGAAGCACAAGGACTGGAAGCTTACCACTTGTCCTCAGTGTGGGCAGCAGTGCTGGGAAAGCGAACTGACACGACAGTGCTTGAAAAAGGACAAAACCCTGAAAACACTCTGTACAGAATGCGCGTTAGGAGGGAAAAGATGAGCTCATTTACTTTGATCATAACCGGATTAATTACTGGATTTATTCTGGGAAAAGCAGTTCCAATCTTACATTATGCAATAAAAATAAAGCAAGAGGAGGAGAAAAAAATATGATAGAGATCGTAAAGACACACAAAGCAACGAAAAAGGAGATTCTGGACTTTATCCAGTCTCTCCCGAAAGAGGAGCAGAGAGCAGCGTATCGGGCAGCAGCGATAATGGGGAATCTTTAGACATCACAAAAGAACTGGCGTTATACAGCCGGAACGTACTTACACAATACTGCAACAGCCAGAGCAACTGTGAAAAATGCTGTCTTGAGCAAAATGGAGGTTGCTCTTTAATATCAGGACCGCCATGTATGTGGGTAAAGTACACAGAAGAAGTCATAAAGTATTGACTCGGAGGAAGAATATGGATGAAAGAAAAGTATATCATATGTGCAGGGATTTGCAGATGTCTCCAGGTCGGGCAAGAAAAATTCTGGAGCAGGCAGGAACAGTACCAGAGATCGTAAAATTAAGCAGGAGATATGAGAGAGGAGGCGATACCGATGGAGAAGAGCATACTGGAACAGTACATAGATGCGTGTGAACTGATTAAAGAGACAGAAGAAGACATACAGAAATTGAAAAAGAAGAAAAAAACCATTGTCCAGACAAATGTTTCAGGAAGCAATCCGGAACATCCTTATAATCCGCAACATTTTAAAATCCAAGGAACAACCTTTACTTTCCGGGAAGACTCACAACTACGAATGGAAGAAAAACTCCTGGAAAAGAGAAAGACAGATGCCGAGAAGATTAAAACCAAGGTGGAAGAGTGGATGAATACACTTCCGGTTCGAATGCAGCGAATTATCCGGCATAAGGTTTTTGAAGGGATGACATGGCAGCAGGTAGCAAAAAAGATTGGGCGGAAGGCAACAGAGGAAAGCGTCAAAAAAGAATTTCAAAGATTTTTAAAAGAAAAATAAAGTTTGTCCCGTTTGTCCCACATGTCCCGATTTGATATGTTATAGTATACAATGCAGAAAGCAAAATCACAGTTGCAACCAGCAAAATTCCTTCTTGTATGTAGATTGTGACTGTCAGGTGTCACAGCCTGGCAGTCAAATCAGGCTCATACGGTATCGCCTAGGGACAGAAGACCGTACCTCACGAAAATATATTTCAGAAAAGAGCTCTGTAGAAATGCAGGGTTCTTTTTTGTGCAAAAAGCGAATAGACAAAATGGAACTAATGTTCTATAATAAACATATGAATGGTACGATTCATATGACAATTTATCACGCATAAAATTAAAAAAATATGTACAAAATTTCCTTCTGTTTTTTGTGTATATCTTCCATAGACTAAATGTCGATTTTTCAAGTAAAATGTAAAAAAATATATTTTCGGGGGAAATGGACATGGCATATACCAGAACTGTTAAATTTAGTTACTATACGGTTTGCGAAGTAAATGACAAAAATGGAGCAGACCCAATAAGATTTGATTTTGAGAGATGGATTAGTAAGGCTGCTAAACTGGAAATTGAGAAAAAAGAAGTAGAAGTTGATGGTCTTATTGCAAGATTGGAAAAATTTGAAGGGGAAGAAAGAAATCAATTATGGAAATTACGATTTATGAAGCTTCGAGATACTAACATTCCCTCGATAGTTAAAAGAGAAGAAGGTGCAAAACCGATTGAATTGGAAGATGACGAATATATAGGAGAAGATTTATTGATGTTATATGATCCAGAAATACAGGTTGCAATGATTCAATGTAACAGGTTTGCGATGTCAAAAGGAAAGCTGGAAAAATATTTGAATAAAATATGGGATGAAATTGAACATAGAATTGTATTGGTTCATATTAATAAAACAATAAACCCCACTTTACTTAAAAAGAAAAACTTTAGACGGTTAGAAGTTCGATTATCTAATATTCACTCGATTGAAGAAACTGATAGACCGCTTTCAAGAATAATTAATAGTTATAATACTGTTGGAGGCAAAGCTGGAACTATTTCATTTTCGCTTGGTAGAGGAAGACAACAGAAAGAAGGATTGAGCCCTTCACAGATACCAATCATGATTGATGACATATACGAAAACAGGGACATTGTTGATAACGCTGTTTTAAAAGTTAGAGACGATGATGATAATTCTAATGTTGATATTGTAGATTTGTTTGATTATTGTTTACATGAATATATAGACTTTAAACTAGAAAAGAGAACAGCGCTTGCGTTTGACTATGCAACAAAAGTAATGATTGATAGGTATATAGAAAGAAAACCTGAAATAAGAGGATTACTAATATAGGATGTGTAATAGTGAAAAAAATAAAAATGCACTATATTTGGGAAAGAATTTATCCGCATATTATCGCGTTGTGTATAACCGTATGTTTGGTGCGCTTGGGATTTGATCCAATTCAAAGTGACAATATTGATTCGTTAGTAGAGGGTATTGTTACTTTAGATTCTATCATTATTGGATTTATAGGGGCTATCATACCGATTATACTAAGCATGAAAAATGAATCCAAGATTGTAAAATATGTTTTTGACAGAGATAAAAAAGGTTTATTTAAAAAGTATATTTCAGAAACTATAGGATATGGACTTGCGGATGTATGCGTTTCGCTGAGCGTTTATGTAAAAGATCTTGTAATAAATAAATGTATTTTAACTATGTTAGGATGGTTGCTTTTGTATGCATTTATTCTTTTTATCTTATCGACATATAGAAGTTTGACGTGTATGCTTAAAATTATTTTTGCTGACGATAAGAGAATAGAGGAAAAACCAATCATTAACTTAGGAAGAACAGAAAAGGAAGCACTGTGGAAAGAAAAAGGAAAGTGATTTAGAACAAATATAAAACTCTGTAAAAATAAGGGGGTATAATAGAAAAAATATAGTTTTAAATGGAAAGGGGAAGATTGAAATTGATTGAATGGTGTAATGAAAATTCAGGTTTTTTATCATTATTAATGGCTGGGATGACTGCTATTTTATCTTTGAGAATTGCAAAAATGCCATACAAGAAAGCTATAAGCGGAACGTTATGGATTAATCAAAGAGAAGCTAATATATGGAACGGTTATGCTTGCATAACAAATGTCGGAAGAACACCAGTATTTATAAAAAGTGTATTAGTAACAAACAGATGGAGAAAGACCATAGGCTCGTTCTATAAGAAGGGAACGGAGACATGCGTACCTTTAGAGCCGGGAGAAAGTATTAAGGTAGAAGGGATGTTTGAACATAAAATATTTGATAAGCATAACATGAATTTAAATGGTCATGTGAAACTTAAAGTAGTAGAAATTGATGGAAAAAAGCATTATATTTCAAAAGGATTTGGAGTTGGATGAGGCAGCAGTTGCTGTCTCTTTTTGCATACCCAAAAAAACGAAACGAAAAGGAAGGTGAGTCTGAGTGACAAAGAAACAGAAACGATTTGCAGAAGAATATTTGATTGATTTGAACGCCACCCAGGCAGCCATAAGAGCGGGTTACAGTCCGGGAACAGCAAAATCTATCGGAAGTGAAAACCTGACAAAACCTGACATCCAGACGCATATAGCAAAGAAAATGGCTGAACGTAGTAAACGGACAGGGGTTAATGCTGATAGGGTAGTAATGGAACTGGCAAAGATTGCTTTCGTAAATGCCAGTGACGTGATAGATGCCGATACGGCGACACTGAAGCCGGATGCAGCTCCTGAGGACACCGCTGCTATTCAGTCGGTGAAGGTAAAAACCTTTGGTGAGGATGGATTGGAACGTGAAATCAAGATGGCTGACAAATTAAAAGCCTTGGAACTGTTGGGTAAACATCTCGGCATGTTTAAAGACAAGATAGAGGTATCTGGACTGCAGGAAGAAAAAACCAAGCTTGATAATATTCTCCAGCAGATGCGCGGTGATGGATAATGAGCGCAGAAAATCTCCTTCTTTCGAAGAAATATAAGGCGTTTTTAAAATGCGATGCTCCGGTCGAGTTCCTTGAAGGAACTACGGCAGCAGGAAAAACCACAGTAGGCTTATTTAAGTTTATGTTAAAAGTGGCTGAGAGCCACAAAAAGCTCCACATCATTGCAGCCAAAGATACCGGCACAGCAGAAAAGAATATTATCAACAAAGATCTGGGAATTATTGACGATTTTGGTGTGCTCACGGAATACAACGGCAATGGAACTAAAGATGATAAAATTCCGCATATTTTATTCCATACCTCCGGTGGCGATAAAGTGGTATATGTGATGGGTTACGGAGACAAAAAGAAGTGGCAGAAAGCCCTTGGTGGTCAGTATGGATGCCTGTACATAGATGAGATCAACACAGCGGATATAGATTTTGTCCGGGAATCTGCCATGCGTTGTGATTATCTTATGGCGACGCTGAATCCGGATGACCCAAGCCTGGACATATACAAAGAGTACATCAACTGTTCCAGACCGCTCCCGGGATGGGAAAACGAAACACCGAAAGAAATTAAAGAGGAATTGAGAGAAGAACCAAAACCCGGTTGGGTTCATTGGTTCTTTTCTTTTAAGGATAACGCAGGACTTCCGAAAGAGAAGCTGGAAAAGATTATCCAGAACACACCCAAAGGGACTAAAATCTGGAAAAATAAGATTGAAGGTTTAAGAGGAAAAGCCACAGGGTTGGTATTCTCTAATTTTGACCGCAAGCGTCATGTCAAAACAAAAGAATGGGCAAAGCAGTTCCTTCGAAGCTCCGGAGGCAAAGAGTTTTTTATGTATTTCTCCGCGGCTGTAGATACATCCTATTCCCAGAAATCCCCGGATACCATAGCTATGTCATTTTTGGGAATTACAAACAAAGGGCGCTGCGTTGTCCTGTCTGAACGGGTATACAACAATGCGGAACTGGATAAACCCCTTGCCCCTTCTGATACGGTTCAGAATCTTGTGGACTTCCTGAACCGGAATAAAAAAGAGTGGGGACTTGCAAGGAATGCGTTCCTCGACAATGCAGACCAGGCGACTATGCAGGAGTGGAATAAGTACAAGCGCAGAAATGGTTGTATTTATACGTTAAATGATGCCTGGAAACAGATGGAGATCATTGACCGTATCAATGCACAGCTGGGGTGGCTGGCATATGATGAGGAGGCGGGAATTGAACCGTGCTTTTATGTACTGGACACCTGTACTAATTATATTTCAGAGTTGGAACGCTATAGCTGGCAGGAAGATAAGGATAACACGCCGGAAGACAAGAACGACCATATGGTCAATTCTGTACAGTATTCGTGGATCCCTTATCAGAGTAAGATTTTCAGGAGTGAGAAAAAATGAACTGGATACAGAATTTTGTAAAAAAGATTTTTAAGATCAAACCGGCACGGGAAAAGGAAGTTGTGATCATAGAGCCACATACATATCTTGCCGATGTGATAAGAAATAAGCTGTGGTACCGGGGAAATAGCGCAGAATTGGAGCAGTTTTTTAAAAAGACTGCGAAATGGGATGCGGAGAAAGCCCGGTTCTGGGCAGCAGAAGCACAGGGCAGCGTAAGAAAGATACACAGCGGCATTGTATCCACTGTCATAGACCGTTATCGGGACATAGTGCTCGCCGATATGGATGGTATTTCCTTCGGGGAAGGGAAGAACGCCATAGAGGAACAGTGGCAAGAGATTTTTGAAAAAGGGAAAATCAACGAAGTGCTTGGAGAAGGCATTGCCGGAACCCTTGCATCAGGAGACGGCGCATTCAAGATCACGACCGATGAGTGCAGCCAGTATCCGATCGTGGAATTTTACGATGCGGAAAATGTGGATCTGGTTTATGTTCATTCCCGGTTAAAAGAAATCAAATTCTATACTTCTTACCAACAGAGGAACAAGGAGTTCCGATTGGAAGAAACATATGGACATGGATACATTCACTATAAACTATATGACGATTCCGGAAAAGAAACTTCCCTTAAGCTCCTTCCACAGACGGCGCATCTGATGGATATAGGAATTGAAGGAGACCTGCTACTTGCAGTTCCGTTAAAAATCCTTCCTTCCGAAAAAAACAAGAACAGAGGGAAGGCTTTGTTTGATACAAAGACAGACGTTTTGGATGGGCTGGACGAAGTGATCAGTCAGTGGATTGACGCCATAAGAATGGGGCGTATTAAGAGATACATACCGGAAGATCTGATTCCCAGAGACCCGGATACAGGGGAACTGTTACCGGCAAATCCGTTTGACAATGATTTTATTGCCATTGGAGACAAAATGGGGGAAAAAGCCAACCATCAGGTAGAGCTTTCCCAACCACAAATTTCCTACGAAGCATATGTAAACAGTTATATAAGCTTTTTGGATATGGTCCTGCAGGGGATTATGTCTCCATCCACACTGGGAATTGACCTGAAAAAGACAGACAATGCAGAATCACAGAGAGAAAAGGAAAAAGTAACGCTTTATGTACGGAATAAAATCGTGGATGCTTTAAATGAGACGATTCCGGAACTGTGCCGGGCAATCTTACAGTGCTATGACCTTATGTGCCAGAGAGCACCGGGGGAATATGAACCGGCAGTAAAATTTGGGGAATATGCGTCCCCTGATTTCGGGACTACTGTAGATACCGTGGGAAAAGCACGGCAATATGGTGTGATGAGCCTGGAAACCTCGGTGGAACAGCTTTATGGGGATACGTGGACGAAAGAAGAAAAAGAAGCGGAAATAGCGCGTCTGAAAGAAGAACAGGGAATCGGTAAAGTGGAAGAGCCGGGTGTTAATCTGGATGCTGGAGGATTTAAAGTGGACACAGGAGGAGATGGGCTGAATGATAGTAAAAATAGGCGAAAAGATCTGGGAAGTGAGCCGAAAGAGGTATGAGAGCATTCTTGCGGTAGGAAAAGAACAGGTTCCTTTTGGAGTATACGCCATTGAAAAAGACGGACAGGCAGAAATGCGTCATGACCATTGCAAAAGCACCACGCAGCTTAAGGCACTGACCCGGCAGTTTAAAAGCCGGGGATTTAAGGTGTATGCAAACGGGAGGTAGTCCTATTGCCTAAAATAAATGATGAATATGACATTGGAAAAGCGTTTGAAGCCATTGAAAACGAATTGATCGCTTCTATGATGCGGAATATGCGCAGCCATAAGGAAGAGGAGATCAAAGAAGACAAACAATGGACCATGTGGCAGGCGGAACAGTTAAAGGCTCTGGAAAAATACAAAAAGATCAATCAGAAAAAATATGGAAAGCGTTTTAAAAGTATCAACCTGAAGATAGAGGAATTAATTAGAGCGGCAAAAGATGAGGGGGACATGGAACAGGAGATTGCCATATTGGAAGCCATAAAAAAGGGATTCCCGGCAAAGAGAATTTCCAAAGGTGCAGCAGCGGAATTCTTTAAGCTGAATGAAAGGAAGCTGGAAGCGCTGATAAAAGCCACTACAGACGATATGAAAAAGGCTGAAACAGCCGTTCTTCGCATGGCAGCAGACCAGTACCGGAAAATCATCTTTAACGCCCAGGTATATGCCAACACCGGAGCTGGAACTTATGAAAAAGCAGTAGATATGGCGGCAAAGGATTTTCTTTCCGCAGGGTTGAATTGCGTGGAGTATGCAAATGGGGCGCGCCATACGCTTTCGGACTATGCGGATATGGCAATCCGGACAGCCTGCAAGAGAGCATATCTGCAAGGCGAAGGTGTAAAGCGCCAGGAATGGGGAATCCATACCGTTATTGTGAATAAGCGCGGAAACCCCTGTCCGAAGTGCCTTCCGTTCTGCGGAAAAGTATTGATTGATGATGTATGGAGTGGGGGCAGCCAAAAAGATGGGAATTATCCGCTTATGAGCACGGCGGTGGCTTATGGTCTTTACCATCCCAGATGTAAAGACAGTCATACTACATATTTTCCGGGAATATCCACGGCAGACGATACCTGGATCAAGGAAGAACTGGAAGCAATCGGTCTGAATGCCAAAAGGGAAGCCAGGCAGCAGTATGCGGAAAGACAGGAGAAACGGTTCGGGAGACTGGCGGAGTATTCACTGGATAAGGAAAATCAGAAGCGATACGAAACCAGAAGAGAAGAGTGGAAAATACAGAAGGAGTTAATGACAAAACCGATTGCAAAAGCTATTGATTCTGGTATAATATCCGTATCAGAAATAAAAGAGGTAGCGGATGTGCATACGGTCGGAAAAATTGACAAAGAAATCTACAAATGTGTAACCAAAGATATTGTGACGGACGAGGTTATTATTACGGATAATCAGATTCAGCATATCAAAGACAGGCATCCAAATGATTACGAACGGTTTGCATCATATTTTGATGAGATTGTCAAGAAACCAGATTACATTATTGAGGCTAATAAACCCAATACTGCTTTAATTCTAAAGGAAATAAGAAAAGAAAAAGAAGTATTTAAAACAGTATTGCGCTTAGTAACCTCAAATGATAATCCGCAATACAAAAACTCCATTATAACATTCATGAAAATAGATGAAAAAGAATGGAACCGTCTTCTGAGAAATAAAAATGTCCTTTACAGAAGAGAATAAGATTGTTATAATTAGCGTATAATAAATAGGCTTTACCCGGGCAATTATTTGAGGTGGAAAATTTCGCACGATCCACACGCCGATGGTACTGACAAGGGGAAACCCTGAGAGATGCAGGAGAAACGTGCGCCTGCCAAATAATTGTTCGGTTAAGCAAATATAGATTATTTATACCACCAGTCAGAAAAAGACCGGTGGTATTTTTATACCCATTTTTAAATAATTGCGCCGGCGCAATGGGAGAAGCACGCGGTAAAGAACCGGGTGTTATTTTTATGTCCGGAATGACGTTAAACTACCAGAAAGGAGAAAAAATGACACAGGAACAGTTTGAAGCCCTCGGTATCGAAAAGAACCTTGCCGGGAAGGCAGCAGAGGCGTCCAAAAAGGAACTGGAAGGGTATGTATCAAAAGATACCTACGATCAGTTGGAGCAGCAGAAGAACCAGTTAGAAACCTCCGTCAATGATTACAAGACACAGATGGAGACACTGAAAACGGCGGCAGGGGACAACGAAGACCTGAAAAACCAGATCGCACAGCTTCAGCAGCAGAATCAGCAGAAAGACCAGGAACACCAGAAAGAACTGAAAGAGCTGAAGCTCACAAACGCCATTAAGATGGCTGTCGCTGCGTCTGCCCAGGACAGTGAGCTGGTAGCCGGGCTGTTAGACCGTAATAAGCTGATTCTGGGAGATGACGGGAAGATCACAGGTCTGGACGAACAGGTAAAAGCCCTGAAAGAAAGCAAACCGTTTCTCTTCAAAACAGAACAGAAACCTACGGTAAAAAGAGGGTTCTTTCCGATCGGGGGAAAAGAAACAGGAGAGGACAACGGAAACGAAGGCGGACGTATGACAATGAAGGAAGCGATTGCAGCAAAATTAAATATGGGAACCGATGGAAAGGAGTAACAAGAAATGGCAATTACATTAGAAGAAGCAAAAAAGAATGTGCAGGATGACCTGCAGCTGGGCGTAATCGATGAATTTCAGAAATCAAACTGGATTCTGGAGCATATCCCGTTTGACGATGCCGTATCCCCTACGGGCGGCGGCGCCACACCGAGTTACAGTTACACACGTTTAAAAACACAGCCAACGGCGCAGTTCCGTGAGATCAACAAAGAGTACACACCTTCGGAAGTTACCAAAGAGAGACATACCGTAGAGATCAAAGTGTTTGGAGGCTCTTACGAAATCGACCGTATTATTGCCAATATGGGCGGTATCGTGAGCGAAGTGGAGCTTCAGCAGTCTCAGAAAATCAAAGCTGCACAGGCGCTGTTTAATGATACCTTTATCAATGGGGATTCCGGAAAGGATTCCAAAGCCTTTGACGGACTGGACAAAGCCCTGACAGGCAGCAGTACAGAATACAATAAAGACGGAAGCATTGATTTATCTACATCTGAGATGGTAACGAAGAACTACCAGTATTTCCTTGATATGTTAGATGAATTTCTGGGAGGTCTGGACGGCACGCCTTCCTGTATTATGGGCAACAATAAATTGATTGCCAAATTAAGGGCGTGTGCAAGAAGGGCAAGTATGTATCAGGTAACAAAAGACAACTGGGGGAACCAGGTGGAAAGCTATGGCGGAATCCCATTTGTTGATATGAAAACAAAACCGGGAACAAATGATGAGGTTGTAAAAATCGAAGACGAGGCAGGAACAACGTCTCTTTATGTGGCACGCCTTGCTATGGATGGGCTTCATGCCGTATCGTTCGCCGGGGCGGCGCCGGTACAGACCTGGCTTCCGGATTTCTCTACAGCCGGAGCGGTAAAAAAAGGAGAAGTGGAAATGAATGCTGCCATTGCCCTGAAGGCATCGAAGGCGGCGGGAGTATTCCGCGGTATCAAAGTAAAATAGGAGGTGCAGGCAATGAAGGTTTATAGCCCGAACAGGGAGTATACAGGTGTATCTGCTTCCGTTCCGTTTTGTAAAGGGGTAGGAGAGACAGAAGACCCGTATCTGATTAAATGGTTCCGGGACCACGGGTATACTGTGGAAGAGCCGGAGGCGAAAACAGCAGGAAAAACAACAAAGAAGGCTGGTAACTGATATGGCATATACAGCTTATGCAAAAGCTGCTGACTTTGAAAAAATGTTCGGGGATACTGCAGAAGTTCCAGATGAAGAACTGGAACAATATTTGAAACAGGCTTCCCGCCACATAGATTCCCTTACTTATAATCGTATTGTAGGTAAGGGGATTTTTTCTTTATCGGAGTATCAGCAGGAGATTGTAAAAGAAGTGTGCTGCAGACAGGCATTGTTTGAGTATGAAAACCGGGAGATCTTTGACATGATTTTAAAGGGATACAGCATAAATGGAGTATCTATGCAGTTCGGGGAATCCTGGAACGTAACGATACAGAAGGGGATTCCTGTACGCCGGGATATTTATGAACTCTTATGCCAGACAGGTCTGTGCTGCAGAATGTTGAGGTAAACAATATGAAATATCCATGTCTTGTACTTGAAAAATTTTGCAACACAGACATATCCCTGGAAATAGATCAGGAGGGGATTGACAAATACGGGGAGCCCCTGGAACCTGTCCGATATACCGGAAAATGCAATTATCAGGATAAAGCAAAGACGGTTTTAACTTCCGAAAAGAAGTTGGTGCAGATCACAGGAACTGCCCTCTTCCCGAAAGACATCTGTCCGGAGCTTGCCGTCATATCCGGAGGAACTGCGGTCATCTTTGGGACAGAGCGGAGGATTCTGGAAGGGAGAAAGGCGAGAAACCCGGATGGAAGCGTAAATTTTACGGAGGTGCTGCTGATATGATTAAGGTCAGTTCAAAGGTAAAGTTAAATATGCCAAAAATAAAAGAGCTTACCCAAGCGCAGGTAGCGGCACTGGAAATGACAGCGGAAGCACTGCATGGAGAAGTTGAGCAGGCACAGGTATTTCCTTTTGCTACCGGAAATCTGCAAAACGAGAGCACATTTGTAGATGATTCGAATAGCAAAAATGGAAAAGTATCCATCGTTTCCAGTACGCCGTATGCCCGCAGGCTTTATTTCCATCCGGAATATCATTTTTCCAAAGACGAGAATCCAAACGCAAAAGGCAAATGGTATGCGGACTGGCTGCCGGGTGGGAAAGAGGCTGACTTTGCAGTGAACGCATTTAAACAGATCTACAGGAGGCTGACGAACATATGACATTGAGAGAAATCCGGGATTACATAGAATCCCTTGGCGTGTCGGAAAAGGTATATATGGGGAAATTGCCTGATAAGCTGCAGGAAGCCATAGGGGTTTACAACAGCAAGCATACCTATGAATACAAAGTGCCACTGGGAGGGGTTCAGATGCGCTCCTATGAGACGAAATACGTCACTTTGCTGATACACTGGAACAAATCCCCAACAGAAACAGAAGAAGCCGGGAAACGTCTGTTTGACGCTCTGACGGCTACAAGAGAAAAAGGAAAGATAAAATTTATCCAGCCGCTTTATGATTTGCAGGACGTAGGAACAGACGATTCCGGTGTCTATGAAATGGTCATAGAAGCGGCTTTTATATGCAGAAAGGAGAATGAAAATGCCGGAACCAAGTAAGAAAACAGGAGTATTTCCATGTTATGAAAACCAGTTTCAGGTAGGAGCTGCGAAAGAAGGAGCAACAGGAATTGCGGATATGGAAAGCTTTTCTGTGTCCTTTGACAACGGGGTAGAGGAGTGGACGCCTTTTGATACAGAAGGCTGGATCAGACGCCTGCCGACTGCGAAAAGCATGACGATCTCCGTAACCGGAAAAAGAAATGTGGGAGACAAGGGGAATGATTTTGTAGCGGGAAAAGCATTCCTGAACGGAAGGGACGCAGAAGGCTACTTCGCATGGATTTTCCCGGATGGGACAATCATATCCTGGGATGAGGCAGTGTTTAATATAACCAATATAGGAGCCGGGGACTCCACAGCGGTCGGTCCGTTGGAATTTGACATTATGAGCAACGGAAAACCAACCATTACACCGCCGTCTGATGTATCTCAGGCAATGATGAAAGCGTCTATGAAAAAACTGGAACAGACCATGAAGGAGGGAAAATAAATGGCAAAGATTGTAGACATTACAGAAAAATTATGTTTTGAGGAGAATCCGGTCATGCAGATCGGAACCCTGGAAGTGGAAGTAAACGCCGATGCGGAGACGATGTTACGCCTTATGGGGGCTTTTGGAAATAAAGGAGAGCTGCAGGCAGTCGAGGAAGCTTTGAACCTGATTTTTAAGCCGGAGGACGTAGAGAAGATCTGCAATATCAAAAGAGGGAACAAAAAGCTTTCCGCGAAATCCCTCATGGTAATCGTTCAGGAGGCAATGACACTTGTAATGGGGGAAGACGAAGAGGGAGAGCAGTGACCCGTACTATGATCTGGTAGATGATTTTGGTCTCATCGTATCATCTTTTCAGTCACAGTACGGGATCCGTTTATCCCGGGAACTTCCTCACGGTATGAAATGGGGAGAGTTTCGGGATTTGCTGGTGGGACTGGGACCGGATACGACTCTTGGCAGGATCGTGGCAATCCGGGCAGAGGAAGATAAGGAAATCCTAAAAAGCTTTACGAGAGAACAGAAGCGGATCCGGAGCGAATGGCGCAACAGGCACGCAAAGTCAGTCCCACGGAAAAATATGATGGAAATGCTGGAAGAAATGAAAAAAGCGTTTATACAAATGGCAGGAGGTGGCGGTAATTGAGAGAAAGAAAGTAAGATGCCGGGGAGGTGCAAGCCATGAGCGTTACAAGTATTGGTCAGATTGGACTTGACCTCGTTGTTAATCAAAAAGCATTTCATAAGCAGATGTCAGGAATCCAGAGTCTTGCAAAAAAGACAGGTGCAATGCTGGCTTCTGTTTTTGCAGTAAAAAAGATCGCAGATTTTGGAAAATCCTGTCTGGACCTTGGTTCTGATCTGGGAGAGGTCCAGAACGTAGTAGATGTTACGTTTCCGTCCATGACGGCCCAGGTGGACAAATTTGCAAAGTCAGCAGCCCAGAGCTTCGGATTGTCAGAAACAATGGCGAAACGCTATAGTGGGACGTTTGGAGCTATGGCAAAAGCGTTCGGTTTTTCCGAGCAGGCTGCGTATGATATGGGGACGACACTCACTGGATTAGCGGGAGATGTGGCGTCCTTTTATAATATCAGTCAGGATGAGGCATATACAAAGCTGAAATCCGTATTTACCGGAGAAACAGAATCCTTGAAAGAGTTAGGGGTTGTCATGACTCAGACGGCGCTGGACGCCTATGCGATGGCAAATGGTTTTGGGAAAACCACCCAGCAGATGTCAGAAGCGGAAAAGGTTGCTCTTAGATATGCTTTTGTCCAGAGTCAACTGACGGCAGCCACCGGAGACTTTGCGCGTACCTCGGATTCGTGGGCAAACCAGGTGCGTATCATGAAGCTGCAAATGGATTCCCTGAAAGCAACACTGGGACAGGGACTTATCAACCTGTTTACACCCGTAATTAAAGTGATAAATACGGTACTCGGAAAGCTCTCCACGCTGGCAAATGCCTTTAAATCTTTTACAGAGCTGATTACCGGAAAGAAATCACAATCCGGAAAAACAGCGGCACCGGTAGCAGAACTGGGAGGAGCGGCTTCGACTGCCAGTGAAAGTCTGGATCGTTCCGCCTCTGCCGCCAACGGTTTGAGTAAAGCGACCAAAGGCGTTGGAAATGCCGCAAAAAAAGCGGCAAAGGAAATGCGGGCGCTTATGGGCTTCGACCAGATCAACCGCCTGGACGATACTTCTTCGGATAATACAGGAGATACCTCTTCACCCTCAACAGGTGGTGGTTCAGGATTTGGAGGAAGCGCCGTAGATTTTGGCAGTCTGGCACAGGGCGAGACGGTCATAGACCAAACCGATAAAAAAATATCCGCTTTAATTAAACGCTGCAAGGAACTGGCAGAAATATTCAAGAATGGTTTCCGTATTGGATTTGGAGATTCGGAAAAGAAGATAAAGTCCATTAATAAGGGATTAAAGAACATAAAAAAGACCTTAAAGGAAATAGCTACGGATTCTTACGTAGCAAATGCAGCGGATAAATGGGCAGATTCCTTTGTTCTTGCCTTTGGAAAAATTACAGGTTCGGCGGCACGTATCGGATTGACGATAGCGGATAATCTGATAGGTGGTATTGATAAATACCTGTCGAAAAATAAGAACTGGATTAAAAGGCGGATAATCTCATTATTCGATGTTACATCAGAAATACAGGCGTTGGCGGGCGATTTATCTGCCGCTCTTGCTGAGATTTTTGACGTATTTTCCGGAACCGATGCAAAAGGAATTACAGCAGACATTATAGGGATTTTTTCAGACGGCTTTCTGGGAGCTGTAGACTTAGGGCTGAGGTTTGTACGGGATATTTCGGAACTGGTTGTATTTCCTATAACAGATAATGTGCAGAAAATAAAAACAGCTTTTGAAAATACGCTGGAACCCATACGGATTGTTCTGGATACGATATATTCTTCTGTGCAGCAAACCTTTCAGAAAGTATTTAAAGTTTATGATACCAGTATCAAGCCATTTTTTGATTCTGTTTCAGAAGGGATTTCGCATCTTCTTGGCATTATTTTAGATGGATACAATACTTATATTGCTCCAGTTCTGGATTATCTTGCTGAGAAGTTCGGCAGTGTGTGGAGTGAACATATACAGCCGGCTCTAAATGGAATCATAGAACTGCTGGGAAAAATATTTAACAATCTGAAAGCATTATGGGAAACTGCACTGGTTCCGTTTATAGAGTGGATTGTAAATACGATTATGCCGATTCTGGGACCAATCCTGATGGGAATAGGAAACTTATTCCTTGATTTACTTTCCGTAGCCGGGGACGTGATAAGCGGAATCACGGATATACTTGGAGGATTCCTGGATTTTTGCACAGGAGTATTCAAGGGCGATTTTGACTTATGCTGGCAAGGAATTGGGCAGATTCTGGAAGGCTTTAAAAAGATTGCAGAGTCTGTTTTTACTTTTGTACAGAAATATATTTTTACACCTTTTGCAAATTATATAAAAAATATATTTGAAACAGATTGGTCCAAGAGCTTTGGTGTTCTGGGCGAAGTATTAAATACCTTTTTGAATTCCGTAAAACGAATATGGGAGAATATCAAAGAAGTATTCGGAGGAATTGTAGACTTTGTAAAAGGCGTGTTTACTGCGGACTGGGAGCGGGCATGGGAAGGTGTTAAAAGTATTTTTGGAGGTATTTTTGATAATTTAATTACACTGGCAAAGACACCATTAAACTGCGTGATCGATATTATTAACAGTTTGATCGGGAAACTCAATGCAGGATTGTCTGCAATAGAGAGCGCTTTTTCATTTAATTATGATTTCAAAAATCCTTTTACGGGAACACGGTATCAGGGGCATTACGGGTTATCACTTCCGAGTGTACCAACGATTCCACATCTCGCCCAGGGCGGATATGTGAAAAAGAATGCTCCTCAGCTTGCCATGATTGGAGATAACCGCCACCAGGGAGAAGTGGTAGCGCCAGAAGACAAGCTCCGGGAAATAGCAATGGAGGCGGTACGGGCAGCAGGAAGCGGATTCCCGCCGGAGGTACTGGCGATATTGAAACAGATACTGGAACTTTTGCTGAAAATAAAACCGGTCACAATCGACGAAGAGGCGCTGCGTAAGTATTTTATCGAAAAAACCAATGCAGTTACAAAAAGCACAGGAAAATGTGAGATTAAATTTTAAGGAGGCGTAAGGTGGGAAAGAAAATATTGTGGTCTGGAAGCATTACGCTTCCGGCTCCCACACAGATGAAAATTGACGATGAGATCATATGGTCGTCTAATACAGGACGGTCTGCATCCGGGGTAATGATTGGGGATGTCATAGCCCAGAAAAAGAACGTCAGCATAACCTGGGGGATTCTTACGGAAACGGAACTGGCTCTCATTAAAAAAGTGATGATAGCCGGCTTCTTTCCCATTTCCTTCCGGGACGATGGTATTGACATGACAATAACCTCTTACCGGGGGACTTTAAGCAAAGATGCACTGGGATATATCGGAGATGGGATTTTTTATTACCGCAGTGCATCAGTAAGCATGATTCAAAAATAGGAGGACAAACAAAAATGAAACTGACAAACAAACAGATGATCAACATGCACACAACTTTAATCGAGATTGGAAATAAAGTAGACATTGATCCGGTGCTGGGTGTAAACATTGCCCGCAACAATTACGAGCTGTCTAAAATGACAGAACCTGTCTTAAATGAAAAAGAAAAACTCCTGGAAAAATACGGGAAGAAGGATGAGAACGGGAAGCTGGCAGCAGACGCAAACGGCGTGGTGGAACTCACAGACAGAAAGAAATATTATGAGGAATACAACCGTCTCATGGACGCGGAGGGGGAGGTTTCCCTTATCCTGTTTACGATGGGAGATATAAAGAAAATGGCGCCAAGTCCAAACCAGATCTTAAATCTCCTTCCCATCCTGTCGGACAAAAAGAAATAAAGGGAGGTAATGCCTGATGTATCAGTCATCAGAAGCCTTTGGGAACTGGATACAGCAGGATTCCCGGACCTTCCAGGCGCGGATTACCCTGGAAGGCAAGACCATAACCGAAGGCATATTGAGTATAAGGTTAAACGGCGGTTCCAACTCGGAAGATGATTTTTCCATTGGCTCCGCCGTTTCCAGGTATGTGGAACTGGAAATCGAAAAGACAGGGACGCGTTTTGAGGGGTATGAATTTTCTCTTGAGCTGGGTTTAAACGGGGAATATATCCCGATGGGGTATTTTACTGCGGAAAAGCCAAAAGGAGATGAGGAACATCTTTCCATTACTGCCTACGATCGCATGGTAAAAACGGAACGTGCCTGTTTTCTGGAACTTCCAGACAGCACAAATACAGTGGCAGTCTTAAAAGGAGTTGGGACCATTACCGGTGTGGAAGTGGTCACAGAGGGTCTCACAGCCATCCCTATGAAGAAACCAGTGGGGTATACCTGCAGGGAAGTGCTCTCTTATGTGGCGCAGCTTTACGGAGGGTTTGCCATCTGCAACCGTGCCGGAAAAATCGAGATCAAATCTTACGAGGACAAAGGCTATACCGTTACGGCAGGACGTTACTGGGACAGCTTTACCCATAATGACCTGCCGTTTGTATTAGGGAAAATTACCTGCTACACCGGGAAAGACAAAGAAGGGGAAAATATTTCCATCCACGTAGGGGACGGTGTGAGAGGAATTTATTTTTCCAATCCCTTTATGGATCAGACTGCGCTGGATAACATCTGGGGAAAATTAAAGGATTACACATACATGCCGGGCAGCTTCCGCTTTCTGGGAGACCCGCGCATTGACCCGTGGGACGTCCTTACGGTAAAAGACCGAAACGGAAACTCCTATAAAGTCCCTGCCATGAAGCTTGCCCAGGAGTATGACGGAGGGCTCTCTACCGAAGTGGAGGCAGTGGGAAAAACAGAAGCCGAGCAGAGTACCGGCTTTACCGGACCCAACACCCAGAACCTGGACCGGCTTTATGCGCAGCTTGTACTCATCGACCACGCTATGATCAATAAGCTGGACGTGGATACGGCGAAGATCACTTATGCCACCATAGACAACTTAAACGCTTTAAAAGCAGAGATTGAGCAGTTGGATGTAACGGAGCTGACCGCAAGGGTGGCAAAAATCGAAAAGGCGTACATCACGGATGCAGAGGTAAAAAACCTTCTTGCCGGGTATGCCACCATAGGGAACTTAAATGCCACTAATGCGCAGATTACCAGTCTCTCCGGAAAATTTGCCGCTTTTGAAAAGACCACCACTGAGGAACTGGTAGCGGCAAAAGGCTGGCTTCTGGAAGGAAGCATCGGAGACGCCCAGATTTCTAAAGTATCTGCAAACAAGCTTACTGCCGGAACCATTGATACCGCCATTATCACGGTAGCGGGCTCGGACGGGCATTTGAGAATCTCGGACAACACCATACAGATTAAAGACCTGCAGAGAGTCCGGGTGCAGATCGGGAAGGACGCTTCCGGGGAATACAGCCTTTCTGTGTGGGATAAGGCAGGGAAACTCATATGGGACGCTCTGGGAGCTACAGAGGACACCATACAGCGCAAAATCATCCGGGATAAGATGGTTGCGGACGATGCGGCGATCAATGCGTTAAAACTGGATTTAAAAAGCTTTAACACCGCCCTCACAGATCAGGGGGTAACCATCTCCGGGACGGTGGTGCAGGTAGGGAACAAGACCCTCAATGTGGAGCTGACAGAGCAGAGGCAGCTCACAACAGAGCATGGGGAAACCCTTACCGACCACGCCGCCCGCATTACTGCCAACGAGAATGCGATTAGATTGAAGGTATCTACACAGGAGTATGAATCCTATAAGACCACTGTAAACGGGGAGATCGCCACGGCTAAAAACCGTCTGAATGCCGCGGAATCTTCTATCAGTGTCATGAAAGACCAGATCGCCCTGAAAGTGGAGCAGACGGACATTGAGGAGGCTGTGAATAACATCCAGGTTGGGGCGAGGAATCTTGTAAACAAAGACGAGATACTTGACAATGGAGCAGAAATAAAAATAACAGGATACGACTTTGATGTAAAGGGTACGGTTTCTGGTACATTTTACCCAGGACTTTGTTTCCCAGAGACGATTTTTTCGGTCGGGGAATCTTATGTACTTTCGTACAAGTTCACAGTAAAAAAAGGCTCTGTCACAAAAATAGGCGGACATTCAGGTGCGTTTGAAACGGTAAAAGCGGTTGTTGATGAGATTGAGTATAGTACAAGGTATGCGGATGGTTATCCTCTGGATAATAAAAAAACGGAGCACACGGTTACGGTATATTTAAAATATTTGGGAGCAGGAACAGATAAAAAACTGTATATCCAACCCAATAGAAATGGCGGTTCGAGCGGCTTCTGGAATATTATTTTCGGCGAACTACAAATAGAGAAGGGGAATTTAAAGACAGACTGGCAGCCATCTTTGAGAGATTCCCTTGAGAGTGTTCGGGTGGGCGGAAGAAATTTGCTTCGAAACTCTACATTTAATGAGGGACTGAAATATTGGGTTACCCGCTCTGAGTACGCGACAGTTGTACGGGAAGGGAGAAACGGAGAGAACTGTTTAAAACAAATTGGAAAATTGAGAACCGATTCCACAATTACCCATAGTACGGTTTTTCCAGTGAAAACAGGAGAAAGTTATGCTCTATCGGGTTGGTCGAAGAGCGCCAACATAGTAAAAGGGACAACAAATTATTTTGTTGGTCTTTATGCTTCTTTTTATGGCGCAGATGATGAATGGAAAGCGCAGGAATCCATATTATCCGGAGACATGCCGTTGACAGATGACTGGGAACGAAAGGTTTTGATTTTTCAGGTTCCGAATGTAGCTGGCATTACAAGGATGCGCATATCTATTTATGCCCGTGATTTTACCGGAACAATCTGGTGGGATGACATTCAGCTGGAAACTGGCAATAAGGCAACAGACTGGAACCTTGCGATAGAGGATATAGAGGAAGACATCGCGGAAGTGGACGGGAAATTTGTAAATTACTCCACTACCGTACAGATGAACGCTGCCATTACTGCGGCAAAAGACAGCATTACCAGTACCGTGTCAAGAACCTACGCAACCAAAACAGAGGTGTCTTCCGTATCCGGAAAAGTGACCTCTTTGGAATCCTGGAAACAGGAAGCAAGCCAGAAGATCACAAAGGATGGTATCCTCTCCACGGTGGGGGATTACTATGCCACATCAAAATATGTAGAAACTATCAAAACCGGAAGCAGGAATTTCCTCCGGAACGGAAATTTTGCAAAAACAACTACCATGAGCAATTCCAGCAAGCACCCTAATCTGTATCCTTTGGGATGGGGCGGATACAACTCTGGTATCAGTAATCCAACTACTTCATGGCATGCACATATTGACAATACGACATTTGGATTTAATGTGGTAGAATTCAATGAATCTGACGGGAACAGGAACTGGAAAGGCATTTGCGTCAGAAAACAGACAGATTTCCTGTTTGTGGAAAAATTAGAAGAGGAATATCGCTTTTCCGTAGATGTATATGCAACAGGATCCGGAACTAAATTATTTGGTGGTTTTTATTACATTAAAAAAGGCGGCACATCAAATGCGTTTCATTCTGGACAGTTTGAAATACGCCCAAAAGAAACAAATAAATGGGTACGAATGTCTGCCGCTGTACCATTAAAGGATGATATTGATTTTAGTAAGGATTTTTATTTTTACATCTATGGATATGATTTTGATTCAAACGCGATTTTATACATCAGAGACGCTGCGCTGACAACCGGAAACAAAACAGCAGACTGGAGCCCTGCGCCGGAAGAGACAGAAAAGTATATTGCTAACGTGGAAACTATTGCCAATCAGACAAAAGATAAATTTACATGGCTTGTCAAATCCGGAACTTCAGCCACAAATTTTGAATTAACAGACCGGACAGCAACTCTCGTTGCAAATGCCATTAACTTAAAGGGACTTGTGACGTTTGCGGGGCTGAACAGTGATACGCAAGGTAAGATCAGTAGTGCTCAGAATACGGCGAATACCGCCAAAAATAATGCGGCAACTGCCCAGTCTGCGGCAAATGCAGCCCAGAGCACAGCGAATACCGCCAAAAATAATGCAGCGACCGCTCAAAGCACAGCAAATACCGCAAAGTCCACAGCAGATGCAGTGACGTCTACAGTAAATGCCAATAAGGCAAACTGGGATAAAGGATACAACTGGACAAATTCCAATGGCGGGAATATGATAAATCTCCTTACGATGGTAAAAGCCTGGACAGGAGGGGCGGTATCCGCCACCACTACCATAAACGGAGGGTTTATCCGTACCAACACCATCACAGCTGCACACATCGCCCTTGGGGATTTTACAAACCTTGTAGACGTCAATGAATCCCTACCTCAGTCAGCAATCCCTGCCGGTACGCATCCATTCTCTGTAGGCTCGGAAACATTGTTTACAGGAGGATATATAGCCAAGAAAAATGCTTCCGTGCAGTATCTGGCTTTATCATCTTATAAGCCTAATTCTTTTTGTGATGGAGACGAACTTTATTATGAGTTTACGGCTCATGGAGCGGCGGTAGGATATTGCTATATTGCTGTATGGTTTTATGACATTACGAATGGGGTTGCAACTTTCCGGGGAATGCACCAGGGCACAAACGTGCAGATTACCACTTCCGACCAAACCTTTTCGGGGGTTATCAAACTGGGAAGTATCCGACAGCATGGATTTTACGCAGTCGGTATCAATGATGTGAGCAACACCAAAATACAGATATATGCAAAAAATATATCCATGCATAAGCGCAACAAAGGCAACCTGATTGTAGATGGTGCTATCACAACTAATAAACTGGCAGCACAGGCAGTTACAGCAGCGAAGATAAACGTAAAAGATTTGTTTGCCCAGGATATTACAGCTACAGGCACAATCCGGGGCGTTACTTTACAGGGCACGAAGGGAGAAATCGGAGGGTTCCAGATTAACTCCACCCGACTGTACAGTGTGGATTCCAGCGGCACGTATGCGGCATACTTTGGCTCTTATGATTTTAATAAGACAAATGTCTTTGTAGCGCAAACAAAGGTTGGAGGGACATGGGTAAATACGGCTGAGATGCGGTATGACGGAAGTATCATATCCAGAAACAAGGCAAATACAAACTACCGGACAACCATACGGGAAGGAACGGTAACGTGTACAGGAAATGATGGCTGGTCTGCTTCTACTACGGTGGAGCTTCGAAATGGAGAAATCTGGTTTTACAGGAATAAAGACAGCATAGAGGCGAGCTTGGGATTTGATGAACATGGACAGAACAGCAATTCTACAACTGCGAGAGTAACGCGGATAAATGCCAGTAATAGTGGTTTGCTGCTATCGTGCCAAAACAGCCCTGGTTTATACATTTACAAAAACAGTATGAGGGCATGGGTAAATCTGGATATGAATCATCATTCCATCATCAACTCCTCAGATGAACGTTTAAAAACCAATATTTTACCTTTTACCAAGTCCGTCCTTCCGGAATTAAGTCGTTTAGGAATCGTATCTTACGCATGGAAAGAAACGGGGGAACAGGTAAAAGCAGGGTTTACCGCCCAAAATATGCAGAGTGTCTTTCCAGAGCTGGTGGAAGCCAATGATGCAGGGATTCTGGGAATCAAAACTCTGGAGCTTATGCCTTATGTGGTAAAAGGTGTACAGGAATTAAGCAGTAAGGCGGAAGACTTGCAGGAACAGATAAAAAAAGTCAGATGCCGGCAGGAAGGAGATACCATATCTTTGAGAGCACAGGTATCGTCCTTACAATATCAGTTACAGCAGGCGTTTAACCAGCTTGCCATACAGGCGGAACAGATTAAAAAGCTTCAGGCGGAGGGGTAACTTCTGCCTGCAAAAAGGAGGAAATATATGTTAAAAGTAAAGAAAAACATCAAACTTACAGGGGAATCCCTGATTGAAGCAACAGCAGTAGAAGGGTATTCCGCAGAGATCGACAGCGAGAACCCGGAAAATATCAGTATCAGCAACTGGCAGATTGACAAAGACCTTTATAAAAAGAACCGTACCCAGTGCTTGCAGGATTATGCTGCATTTATGGATAAGGCATATGCGTTACAGGATGAGATGCTGGCAGAAAAAGCAACCGGGATAAAGGCATAAGGAGGAGAACGACATGGAGATTAGAGACAGACCGTAAAAAGGTCTTTTTATTTTGCTCAAATTTGCGCCGGCGCAATGCCGGGAAAGGAGAAATCATGACAGAATGGGAAGCGTTTGGAGTGATTGTTACATTGGTGGGATTTGTGATCGCGGTTGGGACACCAATCCTGAAGCTGAACACATCAATTACGAAATTAATCACTCGCATAAGTGCCCTGGATGGAAATATTGATGAGCTGACGGAACGGAACCGGAAGTCTCATGAACGGATCTGGGAGCATAATGACAAGCAGGACGAAAAAATAAGTGACCATGAAACCAGGATCACTATTCTGGAAAAGAAAGGGGAATAATTATGGATATTAATTTTTTATTTGACTATGTAAACCCATTGATTTTAGGAATCTGTTTATTGGTGGGATTCTGTCTGAAAACGGCATTTGACTGGTTTCCGAACAAATACATACCGCTCACAGCGCTGTGTATGGGAACTTTGATTGCCATTCTGATGCAGTATCAGTCTGGTATCAATGCAGAGGTAATTCTCGGAGGGATGATCTCCGGACTGGCAAGTACAGGATTGTATGAAATGCTCCGAAACCTGCTTGAAAAAGACGGGAAAAAGGAAAAATAAGATTGGCATAAAGTTTAAGATGTGATATGATACAAAGCGGAATAACCGTGTTACAGGGTGGCTGACCTCTATTCTACATAGAATGGGGGTGGTGCTGATGAACAATAATCATTTTGATTTCAAAGACCTCATGTCTTTTGGCATGTTCATTTTATCACTGCTGACATTCATTTACTTGATTTGTCACTGATATTTTAAAGCATAGAAAAACCACCCTCAATACTTTGGCGAGTTTAGGGTGGCATTTTCTATGTTAGTCTAAACAGGTCAACCCCTTGTGGGCGGTTGTTCCTTCATCTATATTATAAGTTAATACGCAAAATAATGCAATGATTTTTTGAGAGCTTGGGAACAGGCTCTCTTTTCTTATACAAAATTCAGAAAGGAAGCATGGACTATGAGTGAAGTAAAGATTTTCAATAATGAAGAATTTGGAGAAATCAGAACAGTAACCATAGATGGAGAACCGTGGTTTTGCATGGCGGACATTTGTAAGGCACTGGATATTGGAAATGTTAGCCAAGCTAAAACAAGATTAAAGGAAGATGGGGTCATTATAAATGAGGTCATAGATTCTATTGGAAGAAATCAAAATACAAATTTTATTAATGAATCCAACATGTATAAATTGATTCTTCAAAGCCGCAAAGAATCCGCTGAAAGATTTTCTGATTGGGTAACAGCAGAAGTTTTGCCGTCAATCCGCAGGCATGGAATCTATGCTACGGATAATGTGATCGATAACATATTAAACAATCCGGACTTTGGTATTGAGCTTCTGACAAAACTGAAAGAAGAACGTGCCGCCAGAGTAGAAGCGGAAAGAAGAAATGCAATCCTTACCCACGTAAATAAGACCTATACTATGACAGAAATCGCAAAAGAACTGAATATGAAGTCAGCGATCCAGCTGAACAGGCTGCTGGCAGAAAAGAAAATCCAGTACCATGTAAACGGAACCTGGGTTATGTATTCGAAATACAGCGATTTAGGGTACGAAGAAATCAAACAGGAAGTCCTTGACAGTGGAAGGGTAATCTACCACAGAAGGATTACCCAGATGGGAAGAGGGTTTATTCTGGATCTGCTTTCTGGAAAAGCGGCGTAAATAAAGCAGAAATGGAGGAAAAGAATATGTCAACAAAGATAATGGGACAGACAAGTGCTACAATCGAACAGATGCGAAACTATATTTTGTCTGTAAATCCAAAAGTACCAGAATCAGTGATTAAAATGATTCCATACTATATTACAGAGGGAGCGCTTGAAGGCGTCCGGGGAGACGTTGCTTTTGCGCAGAGTTGTTTGGAGACTGGTAATTTTACCTTTTCCGGATCCGCAGTTACACTGGATCAGAACAACTTTTGTGGCATGGGAGTTACAAGCAACGGAGCCAAGGGAAACTCCTTTAAAACTCCAAAAGAGGGCATCCGGGCGCAGATACAGCATCTTAAAGCCTACGCCTGCAACGATGCCCTGGAACAGTGCTGCATTGACCCCAGATTTACTTATGTAAAACGCGGCTGCGCTCCTTATGTAGAATGGTTGGGGAAGAAAGAGAATCCATACGGCGCTGGATGGGCGTCAGGGAAAGGATACGGGAATAAAATACTTAACATTTTAGATAACATTCTTGAAATGCCAGAAGATAAAAAAGAAAGCGAGGTAGAAAAAATGAATATTTTTGTTTGTGTAGGTCATGCAAATTACGGCGGCGGTGTTATCTCCTCGGCAGATGGAACAAAGAGCGGCGGTGTAAATGAGTACAAATATAACAAAGCCTTGGCTCCTTATGTAGTTAAATGGATTGAGGCTGCCGGACATAAAGCGACACTGTGTATTGCGCCAGAAGGAAAATTACACAGCTTAAACGATGAAATCAACTACTTTATCGGGCTTGAAAATAAGGGGAATTACGACCTTGCCGTGCAGCTCCATCTTAATGCCTTTAATACCAAAGCTTGCGGCACAGAAGCATATGCTTATAATTCCGAAGGGTTAAAAGTAGCAGAAGCGATTTGTAAAAAACTTGGAACCATCTGGAAAAACAGAGGGGCGCAGATTAGGACAGGCCTGTACTGGACACGTAAGACAAAAGCAAAAGCTGTATTAATTGAATCTTTCTTCTGTGACAATGCCTCTGACTATGCAAAAGCGAAGAAGCTCGGATATGATGCTCATGGCAAGCTGATTGCAGAGGGTATTTTGGGTAAAAGCATCAGCGGCAGCACAGGAGACAAGCCCGGAAGTAAACCAGAAACCGGAGGAGATTATGTATTTAAACCGGCGACAGTAAAAAAGGGAGATAAAAATACGTCTGCATTATTACTTCAGGAGATCCTGAGAGCAAGAGGATTTACAGGTAAAGATAAGAAAGAGTTAAAGCTCGACTGGGAAGCAGGGGAGAACACAATCTATGCTCTGAAAGAATACCAGAAATCTCGCAAGGGTGTGTTGGAGGTAGATGGTATCTGCGGAACCAATACCTGGAAAGACCTGATTGCAATTTAAAAATAAAGAGGCAGGGGACTAAAAATCCTCTGCCCTGTTTTGGAATATTGTATCATCTTATTAAATATGTTAAAAAATTGATTAGTCACACATTAGTCACAGTGCAATTTGCAAACACCTGTAAAATCAACACTTTTACCGCATGTAGTGTAAAAAGTTTGTAAAGGGCATTGTTTTAAGAGAAACCTTGATTTTTCGCGTTTTTCCTTATTTTATGCGGTTTTCCGGATTCGGGATATTTGTTTTTATCAAGTCTTATAATGAGATAAAACGGGACGATTAGTCACAGTTAGTCACAAATCCGGAAGCTGTATTTTTTCAATCTCGGTTCTTAAATCTTCCAGGGAACGGTGTCCGTAAACGGCATTTGTCAAATCATTCCCGAAAGAGTGACCGAGAAGACGTTTTCTGTCGTTTTCGTTTACCTGATACTTTTCGCAGAGCATAGAAAAGGTATGCCTGCAGTCATGCGGAGTGTGTCTTTCAATTCCTACACTGGAAAGAAAAGGATACAGGTGTTTACGGAAAGTATCTTCTGTGGTAGTCAATAATCCCTCATCTCTTTTTAATCGCCTCTCTACAAGCTCCTGTATTCCAGAATGAATGGGAACCATTCTGTTTTTTCCGGATTCTGTTTTTACTCCTCCGAGAAAATACTTTTCTTCAAGAAAAACCTGCATGGTTCGATATGCCTTGATGCGATAACCGGAATAGCACATAATCAGAAGAAATTCTGCTACAGGATGCGCTTTGTTTTCCCATAAAATTTTTAATTCTTCTTCACTGAAAGGCACGCCATGTTCACTGTCATCTGGACGGTTTGCTTTTAAGTGGACTGTTTTATCTTCCTCTATGTATTCATACATTACAGCAAACTTACTCATTTGCTTCATGAGAGTGACCATCCAGTTTGCGCTGCCGTATCTCTCAGCTTTCGTATCTACTGTACTTTGGAAATCGCGGTACTTTAAATCTGCAAAAATACGATTGTGAAGAGGCTCACATTTCTTATATGCTGCCTGCAGACCTCTGCGCAGCCCATCGGAAAACTCTCTTGTTTTATTTTCTTCAAATTTCCATCTGTAAAATTTTTGATATATATCGGAAAAAGTAAGTTCCCGGATTTCCGGATGCTTATCCTCAACACCTTTAATGGTAGAATAATCTGCCACAATGCGCTGAATTAATACATCTGCATCAAGAGTGTTTTTGACTTCCAGTTCCTTTTCCATTCCAGGCTCGTAGGAACCTGCCTTATATGCGGTGAGAACCGTGAAGCCTTTTACCCAGTCATCTACATAGCAGAGGGCAGCAGGACGCTGAACGTGTCCCAGAGCGTCTACAACGGCAGGAGGGTGTACAGCATAACAGTTTCGTCTGCCGGATCCCAGGTATCGGATAGTGCCAAATCCGGAGGGGAGTTTTGGGTATTTCTTTCTTTTTTTCTTAGGCATTTTACCATCTCCTTTAAAAATGAGTATAAAAATAACAGCCAGCAGGAACAAAGGTTCCGCTTGCGATGGCTGCCCGAAGATGATACAATATTTCTGCACGAAAAATATACATACATCTTCGGATGTGGAGCCGTCTCTGTGTTGGTAGCACAGGGGCGGTTTTTCTTATTTTTCAGGGAGCTTACCCTGTTCCTTTTCTATTTGTTGAATACTTTTGGATGGCGTTGGTAAATCTTCTGGCATAGTTCCGCCGAGTTCAGAAATTGTCTGTCGTACTTTTTTACCAACTTCATAATGGGTTTGGTTGGCAACTGTCTTGCCAACGATATTTTCCCGGCGTAATTTTTCATCCGTTTGTGTAGCACGGAAAAGATTAGCAGCCAATTCAGTGCTTCCCATATGATCTAATATTTTCTGGCTCTTTTTCAATCCTTTGCGTTCATGAATCTCTTTCGCGCCTAAACCGCCGTACAGACCTTGATAGCCTTTATTTTGAAAAATAGCATAATCTCTGGCTGTTTCAATGCCAGCCATCTGAGCTGCTTCTGCAAGTGATTTATTGTGGGCAGTCATCTCATTGCGAATCGCGAGTCGTTTTTTATCTTCTGTTAAGTCGTCAAAATTCTCTATTAATTCTTGTTGCCTGGTTTTTACAGCGAAGTATGTCTGACCAAGGGCTATGATTTTTTTAGAACTATCGCCATTCATTACTATTAAATAACAAGCATATCTGGATAATTTATAACTCGGAAATCCTCTTTTGGCGTTTGAACCAATAGGTACCATCTCGGTGACTTCACCGAAATGGTCAGAAATGTTGTATCCGCTGTTCCGACATGAATCCATAGCTTTGAAAATAGTTAATTCAAAATTACGGAAATCTTTGTATTTTAGGGTTTTAGACAACTTTCTGGCATACCAAAATTCTTCGCCGTTTTCATCAATGTGCTTAATTGATTCAAACAAAGATTCGGTATAGTTGTTTGCTTCATCTTCGCTGAGGGATTTTGATAAAACTCGTTCATGAATTTTTTGTAATTCCATAGAAAACTCATCTTTATTCAT